TTAATATAGAAGATATGGAAATCACAGAAAAAGACAAGCAACTCGAACAGGTTATTGAGGATAAATTCATTACTGCAACTAAATTTTCTCTTGAAATTGAGAATTTAGTTGCAAAAGAAAAATGTAACTACATTGATGGTATAGTATTATACTGCGAGAATAATGGAATTGAAATTGAGTCTGTGACTAAATTAATTTCAAAACCATTGAAGGAAAGGTTAAAGTATGATGCTATTAATCTTAATTTTATGAAGAAAATTTCTAAAGCTAAATTGCCTATTTAATATAAATAAAAATAATCTTAAGTAAATTTATAATGAGAACTCTTTCTCAATTTCTAGTTTCTTGTGAGATTTCTCATCCAAGTTTTGTTGGAAATCTAGTTGAATATACTTATGGTGATAGTATTGCCGTTGGATATGGTGGAAAAAATCCTGGTTCTAGGAGAGTTGGTGCCAGTCCTGCTGAAGTTCTTTCCTATCTTGAGAGAGATTTAAAAGATAATCCAGATAAGTTTAAAGGAAAAACTGTAAATATTTCAACAGGCGTAAGTAACAATCCTGGAGATTTTTCTTCCATCGAAAGTCAGTTAAAACGTCTTAAAGCATCTGGTGCCAATGTAAATGTTTATGGCGCAGCTCAAGGGAGATATGATAAAGAAAATGAAAGATTAGGATCACTATCGTCCACCTATGGTGCTAATTTTAAGGGAGGATTTAAAGCAGGAAGAGATGGAGTTCATCCGGCAAGTTATGGTAGTTATGACTCAACACCATCAACACCAAGAACACCTGCAAAATTAGAAACTCCAAAAACACTAGCACCAGTATCATCCGTTCTTTCTAAATTAAAAGGTGTAGAAGGAACTGGTGCTGGTAGTAATTTTGTAGCAAAAAAATGGACCGACTCTGAAGGGTCAAGATATAAATCCTACGGAGGAAAGTAACTTATTTTTTTTATATATTATGGCACCATTTGACGTATATGTGAATTATTTGGCACTGAAATCTCATTTTTCAAGTCCTAAATATGATTACTTTAAGTATAATAAAAAAGTTAGAGCCTCATTAACTTCCTTTAATAAAAGATCTGATAAATATTTCTTCGAAAAAACCTCAAGAAAATATAACGACAAAGAAATAGTAGATTTTTTAGTATCTAATTTTGTTTCTACCGATAATACACAGGCACTATGGATTGGCGAGATTATAAACTCCGGAGAAAGAATATATCGGGAGTGGATGAAGCGACAACAGAGTTTAACCTACTTGTTCAAAGAACAATCGGAAGAATTGTTCTCGGAAACAAAATTAGAGAATGTTTTCGACTGTTCGAAAGGGCATCCAATAGTTTTAAAAAAGTTCCTGAGCGGGAAGATTAGTATAGAAACACTGGTCATATTCGATAAAATATTCCTGTTCGGGAACTCCTTTGATAAGAAACTTCTAGATCCTGTATGGGAAATGGTAAGTTTAAAAATTAAAAAATATTCGCCATTTCTCCCAATAAATATTGTTAATTACAAGAAAACTTTGAGGGAAATAATCAATGAGTAAATTTTTTGATTCTGATATTATTCAGGAAGAACTTGAAGAAATTGAAAATCTTCAAGAATTTATATATAAAAACATTTTAACTTTCGGTATGATGAATCGGGAAAATAAAATGAAACATATTGATAAGATGACTGAACTACTTGAAAAGCAAAGAATTATGTATGTTCGCCTTTCTCTTTCTGATGATGAAGAAGCAATTGAAATGAAAGAAAATTTACAAAAATCTTTTTTACTTATGGGATTTCCTTCGGAAATTGATATGAATACTTTTTTTATTAATATGGAAAAAACTATTGAGTCTCTTAAAGAATACCTTGACAATTGAATTATTTTTTGTTATAATTTGAAAGTAGAAATACAAAATCTATCGTATCTAAAAAATCTTATGTCGTTTTCAGACTTAAAAAAGCAATCTAAACTTGGTTCTCTTACCGAAAAACTGGTAAAAGAAGTTGAGAAGATGAATAATTCCAGTAGTTCTTCTGCTGATGACCGTCTATGGAAACTCGAATGTGATAAGGCAAATAATGGTTATGCCGTTATTCGTTTTCTTCCTGCTCCTGATGGTGAAGATCTACCGTTTGTAAAACTTTATAGTCATGCATTTCAGGGATCTGGTGGTTGGTTGATAGACTCATGTCTAACTACTCTAAATCAGAAGTGCCCAGTATGTGAGCACAATTCTGGATTATGGAACTCTGGGGTTGATTCAAATAAAGAAGTTGCTCGCAAACAGAAACGCAAACTGACTTATGTAAGCAATATCTATGTTGTTAAGGATCCTGCCAACCCTGAAAATGATGGTAAGGTAATGTTGTATAAGTATGGTAAGAAAATCTTTGATAAGATTACTGCCGCAATGCAACCAGAGTTTGAGGACGAGTCTCCGATTGATCCATTTGATTTTTGGCAGGGTGCCAATTTCAAACTCAAGGCAAAGAATGTTGCCGGGTATAGGAACTATGACTCTAGTGAATTCACAACTCCTGGACCTCTTCTGGGTGATGATGATGCAATGGAGGCACTTTGGAAGAAGGAGTATTCTCTTTGTGAATTTATTGCTTCCGATCAGTTCAAGTCTTATGATGAACTGAAGAAGCGTCTTGATTCTGTTTTGGGTGGAAAACCCTCAACTCGTATTGATTCTGAAGTTTCAGACGAAGATGATTATCGTGGTTCTGTTTCTTCCTTGACAGAAGATTTAAAAGGTGAGCTCAAGAACCTAAAACCAACTCGCTCAGTGTCGGTTGAAGATGACGATGAAGACTCGGATGCTCTTAAATATTTTTCAAAACTTGCATCTGATGATTAAAAACTTCAAGGATTCGAGACTCTCGTATTCTGTGTTTTAATTAACTTATCATTTACATATTGCGATGATCTATCATAGGTCATCGCTTTTTTAATATCATTTATTGCCTGTTGTAGATATGATGGTTTGAGAATATAGATGCTTCTTTTTTTATCATTTTTGATTACCTCATACTCATAATTACTAATTCCTGTGACTGGATTTATTGTTTGAGTTGGAAAATTTGGTTTTGGAATGGTAAAGTTAGAGTCTACAACTTTACCTTTTGGAAGTATAAGACGACCATTAGAGTCTTTGACTTCGGTTGTTTCATAATGATGAATTTGATTTAAATCATTTCCATATAATTCTTCTGAATAACGATATATGTCCCTATCTGATAAAGGCCATTCATTTCTGACATTTATAATATTTGCACCAACCAATACCACCCAATCATATTGAGAACTTCCATATATTTCTTGAGCAACAGTATCTGGTCTTGCTCCTTCTTCAATTTGATACTTATTGAATATTGTAAAAACATTATGTAAATCATCACGAAGTTTAACTCTACGAAATATATTCTTTACCAGTAAGTATTCATCAGAACTTTTACGAGTAGATAAGAATGATTGATATTCCAGATTTGGAATTTCTCTAAAATAAGACATTTTAGTATCCTGTTCCTGTTATTTTTGAATTAAGTTCTCCTGATTTTGATCCTGCCTTAAGATAATCTTCACGATAAATTGGTGTAAGTTCATTAAATGACAGAGTCATCTGCATATGTACCGGTGTTGCATCCGAATATGTTGCATATGTTCCTGAGGCAGTATAATTAACGGACATTTTAGTTAGGGCACATATCTTAAATTGGTGTAAGAAAGGATGTGGATTTTTACCATTCATATAGGTAAGTCTAAAAACACTCGGAGATTTAATAAACAGACCTGCTGCTGCTCCATTTTCTGCTCCTTTTTGTGCCGAACATTCTATTTTAAGAAATAAAATAATATCTTTAATTTCCTGAGCTTCTTTTTTGGAACGAGGAACTAAATCATATGAAAATGAAAATCCATTTCTTAATTGAACTCCATTAAAAAGTAATTCAATATTTGAGTTAAAAACTGCTCCGCTTTGTCTAGAAAGATTTTGTTGAAAGTCTCCGGTTCCGAGTAGTGCCTCTGCTGTCTTTGATGCAAAAAATGTTTGTGATAAATCTTGCCCGATTGCTGTTTGTGATGCCGCACCTAATTTAGTGAATAAATTTGATATTGCACTTATTCCTCCTTTTACTGGTTCACCATTAGCAATTACTCCCATTGCCACTCCCAGTGTCGCAGTTTGTAGAGGGTCC